CCGAATGTAATCACCGACACCTTTCTGGAAAAACATGTTCCAATCGGGCTCTTTACAAGCGCCACGATCGGTCTCCGCATTTTTTGGGACAGTAAAGAAGATATTACCGGGAACCACTCTCGCGAGTGTCCCTCGTGCGTCACTTAACTCAGAATACCGAGTTAGTTCAACGTAACGCTCGAGGTAGGGCATTGCCCGTTCGGTTATATCGCCTAGTTCTCTGAACTTAAAATAAGCCGTCGAGACGCCTCTCTTTTTAGAAGTAGAGGCACCCCCAGAGAATGATCCACACATAGCAACATCACGGTAGTCGACGCCGGAGCCAAGAATCGAAGCACAAATACTACGTGCACGATCAAGGATAACGGATATCGGTTTTCCGTGGATGTACCCTTCACAAAACAACAACCGTTCGTTAGAACGTGCGTTGCGAAGGTCAGCCTCAAGGAACTTCGTCAGCGCCGCCTGAGCTCTAACTTCCGGAGTATTTTCACTCTTGGGAAGCTTTGAGAACAGGGACGCGACGAGGTAACCCTCACGACTGAAATGTGGTGATCTTGGATCGCCGTTACTAGGGCCTACTCCAAAACGAGCGCTAAGCTCGTCAAGAATGTAGGATTCCATGTTAGGGCGCAAAGAAGCGCAAGACCTGCTAGTGCTAGGATGCTTCTGAGCCATCGGTAACTCCTGATGAGAATGTTGACGATAGTCCGTTCAAGGACTGGTGATAGATTAGTATACACCTTGCAGCTTTACCAACATGTCGTTCACAAGAACGGCACCTGGGGCGAGCGAGCTTTGGAACATACCAACTACATCATTACGCTCCTGTTCACTCGAGGTCTTATCGAACTCGAATTCACAGTTAACGTAGGATGTCCGAGCTACCACTGGCGTGTTAACGCCGTTGATAGTCTGGGTCACCACGACCGGAACCGCGAATTTCAGCGTACCCTTGTAGGCCTTAGAGGTCTGACGAAGGGACAAAGAGTAACGCGGGTTACCGATCGGAACGTCTTTATTCTCAACTACGGAGCCAACGTTCTGGCTAATACTTTCCGGTTGGAAGGTATGAGCGACGGGGGACGTCTGACGATCGGTCAGAGTCAAAGCTTGAAGTTGGGGCATAGTGCCACTCCTTAACGTGTGAGTTGCCGGAATAGTGCAAGTGCGCTTATTCCATGAGAGGTTGAGAAAGGACTTTTGTAGTAAAGCATAGGCGACGGAAAGGAGGTTAAAACCTTTCGCTCCATCGCTTCAACTGCCACATCGGTCTCAAACCAACCAGTTTGGTTTTTGACTGTAGAAGGATTAAGTTGTGTCATGGCTGTACCTCGGAATTTCAATGCCGTTGTACTAGTCCCACTAACGAAATCCAGACCTTTGGTCGCGCCTAACCCTTCAAGCATAGAGCCCACAGGGAGGAACCAATCGATAACGAACGAAAAAGGCACAAGTGCCCAAGCAACCTGCAGCGGATCAGTAAGACCGATCTGCGTAAGGGAGTGAAGTTCGCTATTCTTGACCTCAGCGTAGACTTTAACTTTTGTGATTTGCTGACCCGAACCAACAATGTGATTAAAGGGATTAGCACTGATAGGGGACATAACGTCTTCACCAGTGATATCACTTGTAATCTGGCGAACCGCTGAGAAACGATAGTTTCGTTTGCGGAAGCCTTCCTGGATAAGCTCCATGGTACCTTTAAGGTCACCCATGAGAGGCATCCAGCCAAATTGCAGTTCGAGCCATCGACCGGAAGCTTCTTTACCGGACTTAAACTTATGCTTCTTCTCAAGTCGGAGTTCTTTAAGAACCTTTGACCATTTGCCCTTACGGGCATAGAGATAACAACGAAGTAAAGTCTTTCCGGTTTGACCGAGGTGTGCGATCGTAGATCGCGCTTCGGCAAGAGCTTCACCGTAATTGACCTTCTGGTCCTTGATCTTAAGCAGAACCTCAGTGTTTGCACGAAATAAATCGTTCAGATTCCACTGTAGGTAATACTGCGAATCGAGTATACGGTTAAAGTTATAGTTATTCCAAAGATCGAAATTGGCAGGTTCACCTGTGAAGGTGTACTGCTTACCGCTCACGAGTCCTTGGACTGATCCACCACGAGCATACGATTGTATAACACATCGTTTATATGCGCGAGGCGGACGCCAGCCAGTACTATCCCGCTTAGTATAAGCAAGAGGACCGCGACGCTGACGTTCTTCAACAAAGGTGGCATTCCGGTAAGGAACACCATCTCGATAGAG